GCGTATGTACCTTGTCCTGATGTAAATGTGCCTAATGCCCCGCGACCAGTACCACCTGTGCCAGCACCGGCGCCGCCAGCTCCGCCACTTGCTGACGGGTTAGATCCTGAATAACCAGCTCCTGCGGCGCCGCCGCCACCTGCGGCAACTAGTAAAGTAGTTACAGTAGAAGCACGTACTATTGAGCTTGCACCACCACCTGCGCCAGCTGTACCAGCGTTAGATCCAGAACCGTCACCATAACCGTTCACACCACCGCCGCCGTAAATGCTTGCGGCTAATACTGTAGTAGTATTTCCACCGTTACCAACAGTTCCTGCTAGTGCGTCAACTCCTTGACCAACTTTAATTGTTAAAGTTTCGCCGGGTACAACATCTAAGTAACCTTCAACTGATCCAGCTCCGCCACCACTACCTGTTAACGCACCACCGGTTGTTGGAGTACCTGCTGAACCGCCGGCGCCCCATACTGCAACTTTAATCCTGCTAACACCTGCTGGTACAACATAACTTTGATCTGCGCCAGTTCCACTAAACACTGTGGTTACAGGTGTACGTGTAGTAGGTGATGCCGCTGTAGCACCTTTAAATGGTTTTTCAGCAAATGCCATGTAAACGTAAGTAGCATTGACTGTATTAAATCCGCCAGTGTCACTAATTTTAAATCCGTTTGAAAGATAGTTTATTGGAACCTGTGCCGACTCTGCTCCTGTTCCGTTTGCAACTACTCCTCTGCCGTTTGGTCCGTTTAGCGGATCACGTGCTGTGTCTCTAATTTGCCAGTCGCCGGCTGCATCAGTTCTTTTGATCATAACCCATCTAGGTTTAAATCCTGTATCAATAAATGGACCGTCTATAATACCGTTTCCTACATATGAGCCAAACTTACTAAATCCTGCTACTTCTGCCCAACAATAAGATACGTAAGTAGTACCAGTTGTATTAACTGAATTAACATTGGATCCCAGCGTCAATGTTGTTGCTGATTTTGCAGTATATTGGCTGTCTGGTTGCGGCGTATCACTTGTTTGTAGGTACATATTAGAAGTTATAGCAATATCTTTATGATGTACAATCCAATACTGTGTTGCATTTGTAGACTTTGTGATCACAAATGCTGGTGTTTGACCCAGCCCATGACCAACAGTTGCTCCCGTAGCCCCACCAGTATAAGTTACAATGCTAAACCCGCTGGTTGTATTAGCACTTACCTGACTTGTTATAGTTCCGGCAGTATTAGTTACTGGTGCGCCACCTGCCTTCCAACACCATGCTACATATCCGTCGGTAAAGGTTGCAAGTAAATCACTTGTATATGTAAATCCATTGCTAGTAGGTGTTAACCAGGTAGAACCAGTAGATTGGGCACCAGTAGTATTTGATCTTAATAATGATCCTGAACCTCTTACACTATCAACCAAGTAATGATTTTGTGTAATATTTCTAGCTTTAATCCATATTAAATCTGGTTGGAAATTTAATCCTGTTATTGTTCTACTAACATCGCTGCCAACAGTAGTCCATGTTACTATATCAAAATATTGATTTGGATTTAGTGCTACAGCACTGGTTATTCTTGGCAATGATTTAGTGTTTAATGCATTAAATCCTGTAGGCGCGGCATAGATAAATCTTGATTGTCCAAAGTTCGCAGTAGCTTGTTTTGCGCCATTAACGTTGTCCCAATGCATCATTGGTGTAATTTTAGTATTTGCAGTCCAAGATATTAATGGACTTGTGCCAGCGACTGGGTCGCCTTGTATCCATGCACCGTTCTTAGAATACCAAATATACCCAGCATCTGCATCTACTGCTACACCGATTACATCACCGTTGGTGTATGTTGGTAGACCACTTATTGTAAAACCAGCATTTCCCGCAGTGCCGTTGCCTCGATACGCTACGCGATTTAGATCATTTATCAATATACCAGTTATGGGTGCGGATGCGCTGATAATATTATCCATTCTTACTTCCCAATACCATTTACCGGTAGTTGTAGAAACAGTTCCAAATGTTGTTGCACCAGCACTGCCAGTACTAGTAAATGTCAAATTGCCATTTGTAAATAGTCTAGTATCTGTTAGTGTTGCATCAAGTGGCGGTGCTACGTTATTCCAAGTACAATAATTACCGATAACTTCGCCGCCAATCTGCATGTCATGTCCATAACTTGTTGGACTATCAACTAGACTGTCTTCTGTAAATCCTACTTCTGCGGCTGTTGTATAACGTACTATGACAATACCCGAACCGCCTGCGCCGCTATTGTTAGCTCCGGACGCACGTTCGCCACCGCCACCACCACTTCCAGTGTTTGTTGCACCGTTTGTGGCAGCAATACTACTAGAGAAAGATCCTCCATTACCGCCAATGCCACTACCGCCAATGCCTATTCCGGCCGCGTTATAAACACTGCCACCACCTCCGGCCGCATAAAATGCTGGTGCTCCGCTTATACCAAATTTTAGTCCGGCGCCACCTGCACCGCCTTGGCTAGTGTTAGGAGTGTCTCCACCAACGCCTCCGGCTCCGCCGCCACCAGCGCCTGCATAGGCTGCGCCAGAACTTGGGGCTATTCCCCCAGCAAATCCTTGTCCAGCAGTACCCGGAGCAATCGTCCTGCCTGAACCATAACTAGAGCCACCACCTGATCCGCCTGATCGGCCATCCCTGTTATCTTGCTCATTTCCGCCGCCGCCACCGCCGATTGCTATTAAATTACCAAATTGGCTGTTTCCGCCATTGTTACCTCGATTGATTGTCGTAGAGGCACCACCGGCACCTACAGTTACAGTATATGTTTGTCCCGGAGTTACTGGATAAAAATTATTATAAACTAATCCGCCTGCGCCACCACCACCACCGTGAAAGTTGCCGCCGCTGCCGCCACCGGCAACTACAAGTACTTCTACTTGCGTAACGTCTGTAGGTGCAGTCCACGATGTTGTACCGGTTGTTGTAAATGATTTAACAACTCCAGCATTTATGCCGCGTGTAACAAATGAATCGCCGCCTGTTTCTGGTAATGCTCTTGCGGGTGGTGCAAAATCTGACTGATATCGTGAAACACCTCTAGTAACTCGTAAATCATCTATTGTTCCATTTGCGTATGTACCGTCTCTTTCATTATATCCAATTCTAATATCGCTAGAGGTATTGCCAACTACTTCAGTTGAAGGTATTGAATAATTTCCAACCAAAGTGCCATCAATAAACATATATAATTTTGAGTAGTGTCTACTAACAGCAATATGATGCCAAGCATTATCATTAGGACGAATTGATGAGTTAATATTCTGTTCAACGTTTACTAACGAACTGCTATAGGTAAATTGTAAAGTTGCAGAACCGCCAGTGACTTTTAAACCCCATGCTCCTGCAGGAGGACTTCCAGTAAATCCTTGACTAATAATCGAGGTATAGTTACTTTGACTCCCGTTAGATTTCCACCAAAACTCAACAGTAAAGTCCGCAATTCCAAAGTTTGTATTTCCTAAAGCACCAGGGCAAGTAAAATAATTACTTGAGCTAACTGCTAATGCTCCACTACCGTACTTGCTTGCGCTGGTAATGGTAGATGATCCTACAGTAACTATGTTGTTTGCTCCAGCAGTATCAACTACTGCCGCGTTGGCAAAGTTTAATAACAATGAAGATGCTGTTCTAAAGTTTGCTGGAGTCGATGCGTAGTTAGTTAC